AGATCTCTGCCTCCGCGAGAGACCCCAGCTGGACTCCTTAAGGGGGTTAACCATAACCTCCCGAAGGACTTCAACTGTGGGCTCCTGGTCGACGAGCGCCCGGACCCCAACTTTCTCAAGGTCGAGGACTAGGGACTCAAATCGACCATAAACGGAAAACAGAGGGATATCGAGAACAGTCTCAACCTTTCCCCCAGCGGACAGTACCGCCTGGGATGCCCGGAAAAGATCCAGCTGAAGCTGGAAATCGAATCCGGAAGGACCCATCGCCAGGGTCTCCTTGATAACGGACCGAACCCCTTCAACAAAGACGGGGGATGCGGCCGACTGGATTCAATCCAGGAAGGCCTCATCGGTCCGGCTAGAAGCCTGGATAGCGAACTGCCCAGGTTCTAGCGTCCCTTGGAAGAGGGAAGTTGCTAGCTCGGAATCGCGGGCCCGGAGGACCCAATTCCTCTCTAGGGACTTCCTCCTCCCAAGGAACCTAGCAAGGTTGCCGATACTGTTAGGGACCCCGGAAGAAGTCACAAATCCCTTCTTCTCTTCCCCCGAGATCGAAGAATATAGGAGACTCACGTCTCCAAGATTATCGACTAGGGATGAAACAGGAAAGGGAGTAACTTCCTGGCCCTCGTACTGAAATCTCTTAGCAAATTCGCAGATCCTCCTAGAGGTGAACGACTTCTGTTCAGAGACTTCAATACCGAGAGTAAGGATCTTCTTCCGGTAAGCCTCTCCTAGGGATACGTTACCAATCAGGACGTCATCACCGAGGATAACATACTTCGCCGAGGACCATTTGATTCCGACCTCATTGCAACACCAAAACATAATGAAATGGTGAGCAAGGGCAAAACATGCCCAAGAGGAATAGAATCCCATGGGATTCCCAACGGAGTACCGGACCTCTTCACCCGAAGGGGCCCGGAAAGGGTATCCAACCATGATGTCGACCCAAGCGTCAACATACCCACATGGGAGGGCTCCCTTTAGGACCGAAC